GGAGAGAGAGAAAAACAAACAGAACACAGGTGGTGGGTCATCAAATGGAGCAGGTCAAGGTACAACAACAGGTAAAGCTGCAGGAGGAGCTCTGACAAATTTAGCTAAGACACAGGGTCTTTCCTCTCAAAGAATTTTAAAATTTGGAGAGTTTATCTCAGAAGGTGTAATGAATGATTTACTCAAAGCTGGTAAATCTAAGAAAGACAGTGAAATTACATTAGATGATGGAGCAGATATACCGATAGATCCGCTTACATCGCAGATTTTGGTTAAATATATAGAAGGGCTAAGCTCTTCAGAAAAAAATAGAACTATTCAACAAATCCAAAGAACTGAACGAGCATTCATGAAGGTTCTCGGAAAAGCACACGAAGGATAACAGATGGCAATTACCAAAGTAGAAAATGAGATAAAAGATACTAATACAAGGTATACAGTGCAATTTACAGGTCTTGCAGGTGATGCAAGTAACCTTTCTGCTAGTCTCTGGGCTAATCTTTCTACATTAGCTTATGCTTCAGCTACTGTAACTTTGGCATCTGCACCAACTACAAATTTGTGTATCGGAGAAGTACTGACCACAAATGATTCTACAGCAATATTCCTGAGAGTTACAGATTTCACTGCAGGCGCCACAACTTTTAAAGCTTATAAAGTTACAAGTGCCACTGATATAACCCCTCTAGGTTGGACTGCAGAAACTGCGACAGATGTTGGAACTGGAAAAACTTTAACAGGGGGTGTTTCTGGACTTTGTTCTTCACTCACTCATGGTAGTACAAGATTGGCTATCGCTGCACCAAAAATTAATCTCAGAAAACTTTGGTGGAACATAGCAACTGGTATTGACCATACTAGAATTTTCTTTGATGGAAGTTCCACAGAACAAACTATTGCATTTTTGAGAGGTGGTAGTGGTTATTACAATTACGCAGATAGTGGACAATTTGGTGGCCCAATAAGTATGGGAGCTGCAGATGGAAATACTAGTAATGTACTTGGAGATGTTTCTGTAACAACAGTAGGTGCTGCTAATGTTGATACTTACTTGATAGGAATAGAGATAGGAAAAATGGAAGGATTTGAACTACCAAATTTCATGAAGAATGGTCAACTTGGATACAGATTTAACCAACACGGATTTTCGGACGCATACTAATGAAAACATTTAAAGATTTTCTCGATGAATTAGCACCAGTAAAAGTTAGAATGGATAAAGGTGCTGATGCTAAAAAGAAAAGAAAAGAAGCGAACAAAAAATATAAAAAAGATAAAATAAAGATTAACATTGCTCGTAAGAAGAAAAAGAAGAAGGATGTATCTTCTGGTGTACAGAAAAAAAGAGAAAAAATGGCAGCTCAAGGTAAAACTCTTAGCGGAGATAGGATTAAAAAGAGAGTTGCATGAAGAGGTTCAAAGATTTTATGGAGGCTTTGACTATTCAACAAAGGAAATTAAAGTCCAGAGTTGCAAAGAGGAAGTCGAAGATTACTGCCATAAAAAGAAAAAAGTCTATGAGGAAGCCACCTACACCAGATAAGGTTGAGAAGGCGGTGAATAAAGCAGTAAGACAAAAAGCAATTGATTTGGTGGATAAGGGTGGAAAATACAAAGACCCCGATGCATCATTCGGAATAAAAGCTAATATAGAGAAGAAGGCTGATATTAAAACCCAAAAAATGGGTGCAAAATGGAAAAAAAGATTGAAGCCTGTTATCAAGAAAAAAATGAAAGACGATTTTAAACAACGGAAACTGGCTGCTAAAGAGAAATGAAAACTTTTAAAGAACTTAGAGAAGCACTGACTACTCAACAAAGAATTAAAAGGTCTATTTCTTCAAAGAAGGTCGCAAAGAAAGCTGCCATAAAAAGAGCAAGGTCTATGAAAAAACCACCTTCTCAGGATAAAATTGATAAGGCAGTAAATAAGGCAGTAAGACAGAAAGCAATTACATTAGTTGATAAGGCAGGAAAATATAAAGACCCCGAAGCTTCAATTGGAATAAAAACTAGTATAGAGAAGAAGGCCGATCTTAAAGTTCAAAAAATGGGTGGTAAGTGGAAAAAAAGATTAAAACCTATAATTAAAAAGAAAATGAAAGATGCCTTTAAGATGCGCCAGGCCAGTGCAAAAGAAAAATAACAAACGGAGAGAACCATGAAACTAATTAGCGAAGAAGCAACAAATGTAGAATTTCTTACAGAAGCCAAAAAGGATGGTGGTAAGAATTACTTCATTGAAGGTATCTTCATGCAAGCAAATAAGAAGAATCGAAATGGAAGAATATATCCAACAGAAGTTCTTCAAAAAGAAGCAAAACGATATACTGAAGAGTTTATCATTAAGAAAAGAGCTTTTGGTGAATTGGGACATCCAGACGGGCCAACGGTCAATTTGGAAAGAGTTTCCCACATGATAGAAGAGTTGGAAGAAGTAGACCAAAATTTCATGGGAAGAGCTAAAATTTTAGATACACCATACGGAAAGATTGTAAAGAGTCTTATTGATGAAGGTGCTCAATTAGGAGTTTCATCAAGAGGTATGGGTTCTTTAAAATCTGGTAAAGATGGTATTTCAGAAGTTCAAGGTGACTTTTACCTTGCAACAGCAGCCGATATAGTTGCTGATCCTTCCGCTCCTGACGCCTTTGTGGCAGGAATCATGGAAGGCAAAGAATGGATTTGGGACAATGGTCTTCTTAAAGAGACACAGATCCAAGAATATAAAGATAAAATTGAAAATTCTTCAAGAAAGGGACGTGAGAGCGTACTAGTTGAGGCTTTTAAAGATTTTATTGTTAAGTTGTAAATATAAGTTCTTATAAATAATATTAGTTAACATACACACAGATAACATTACAGGAGATTTTCAATGTCTGAAGAAATTTTGGAACAAACGGCTGAAGAACTGGAAGAGGAGCAACAAGCTGTTGCGGTGTCTTCGGGCGAAGAGATCTTAGATGAAGCCAAAGCTAAGGTAAAAGAAGATGAAGATGAAGAAGCTGGTGAGGATGAGGAAGAAGAAATGGAAGAAGCTGTTTCTACTCCTAAAACCAAAGCTGGAATGATTAAGGCACTTTATAACCAATTAAATGGTATGAAGAAGTCCGATCTTTCTGATTCCTTCTCAAAAATCATGGGTTCAACTCTGGCTGAAGAAGAAGAGTCCGATGATGATGATGAAGAAGAAGTAAAAGCGGGTTATAAGATGGAAAACAAAAAACTCAAGAAAGAAGATCTTGATATTGATGTCAAAGAAGACATGGATGCACTAGTAAGTGGTGAAGATCTTTCTGAAGAGTTCAAGACTAAAGCTTCCACAATATTTGAAGCCGCTGTTTCAGCTAAAGTAATTTCTGAAGTCAACCAAAGAGTTGATGAGTTAGAAACAAATTATAACATAGAAATGTCTGAAGCAAAAGAAGAACATTTGTCCACAGTTACAGAAAAAGTTGATGGTTATCTCAACTATGTTACTGAAGAGTGGATGAAAGAGAACGAGTTGGCTGTTGAAAAAGGAATCCGATCCGAATTGGTAGAAGATTTCATGACAGGCCTCAAGAATCTCTTTACAGAGCATTACATTGACATTCCAGAAGAGAAAGTTGACCTTGTTGACGATCTATTTGAGAAAGTTGAAGAACTAGAGCAAAAACTTGATGAGTCTATTAACACAAGTGTAGACATCAAAAAGGAACTTGCTGAATATAAAAAGGCTGAAACTTTGAGAGAAGTTTCAGAAGACCTCGCCGATACCGAAAAAGAAAAACTAGGTAAATTGGCTGATGGTATAGATTTTGAAGACAAGTCTCAATATTCTGAGAAACTTGAAGTCATTAAGGAAAATTATTTTCCTAAGCAACAGTCAGAAACTATTACAGAAGAATTGGAAAATACTGAGGAAGAACAAACTATTTCTGAATCAACTACTGATCCAATTATGAGTAAGTATGCTTCTGCATTAACTCGTTTAAACAAATAACATTTTTAGGAGATTACAAAAAATGTATCTAGCTGAAGGACTACAACAAAAGTGGGCTCCGGTATTGAACCATCCAGATATGCCAGAGATTAAAGACCCATACCGAAAAGCGGTTACCGCCGTTCTTTTGGAAAACCAAGAAATAGCCATGGCTGAGCAGGCATCTGCAGAAGGTCGCGGTTCTTTGATGGAAGCATCAACTTCCCTAACATCACTCGCACCAACAGCAAGTTCCAGTGGTGGAATACAATATCAAGATCCAGTTTTGATCTCCATGATTCGTCGCGCAATGCCTAATTTGGTTGCTTATGACGTTTGTGGTGTTCAACCAATGACAGGGCCTACAGGACTTATTTTTGCAATGCGTCCTCGTTACGATTCACAAGGTGGTGCTGAAGCTTCCTACAGTGAACCAGAATCCACACATTCTGGTGATGCTGGTGATGATATGGTTAGTTCCGGAGCCGGTGCAACAGCAGCAGCTCAGGGTGGAACATACTCCGCAGTATTGGGTGTAGGTAACTCAACGGCAACTGGTGAAACTTTCGGTCTTACTGGAACTTCTGGTACAGCTGCTGAAGATTTCCAGCAAATGTCATTCTCAATTGACCGTGTAACTGTTACAGCTAAGACACG